ATACCTGCAAGGTTATCTGATGGAGAATTTGTCTTTACTGCTAAGGCTACAGAACAAATCGGAGCTGATACTTTACAGCGTATGATGGAAGATGCTGAAGCTGAAGCTGATCAAAGACAACCTGCTTATAATGGTGGTGAAATGGAAGAGCAACCTTCTAGAGTAATCGAATCAACTGTTAGAGTAACTAAGCCTGTTAATAGAAATATACCTGCTTTAGGTATGGCTCAAGAAGCTCAGTTACAAACAAGCGAAGAGATTAAAAAGAATATGCTTAATCCCAACGTAAACTACATTAGAAGCTAATAGCGTAAAGCTACCCGAGCAATCGGCACTTTACAATTTTTAACCCGAAAGGCTACCTTTACAAGACAAGCCCTGACTAGACTAGCTATCTAGTATCAGCTACCTTGTTGATGAAGCCCTGAGTAGGAGATAGATATGACACAACTAGCAGAAGAAAAAGAGGGTAATCCTTATAACTTAAAAAAATCTTGGCATAATGTTAAGGAAAAATCTTTTCTAGACTCTGATAATGTTTACTATGACGAAGTTAAAGAAAACATAGAAGAGATAGAAGAACAGGAAGAACCTAAGAAGATTACTAAAAATAATAGTGATCAACCTTACAAGAAACCTGACTACAAGAAAAGATATGATGATCTTAAAACTCATTATGACAAAAAGCTTGAAGAATTTAAACAGAAGGAAGAGGAACTTTTAAAACAGGTACAAGAACAAGCTCCTGAATATAAAGCTCCTAAGACTGCAGAAGAACTTGAAAAGTTCAAAAAGAGTTATCCGGATGTTTATGAAATCGTAGAAACTGTAGCTCATCTACAAAGTGAGCAGAAATCAAAAGTTCTAGAAGAACGATTAGCTGCCTTGCAAGAAAGAGAGCAAAAGTTAGTACGAGAAGACGCAGAGCAAAGATTAAAATCAAAGCATCCAGACTTTGATGATATTAGAAACAGTGATGATTTCCATGCGTGGGCTGAAGCACAACCTAAGTCAATTAAAGATTGGATTTATAATAATGCTGAAGATCCTGATCTAGCTATTCGAGCTTTAGATTTATACAAAAAGGATAACAACATCGAACCTTCAAAAGCTAAGAAGTCATCATCTACACAACAGTCTAAGAAAACTGCTGCTGATATGGTCTCAACTAAAACAACTGCTGTTGAGCCTAATGAGCAAAAGATTTGGACTGAAAGGGAAATTGCTGCCCTCTCTATGGATGAGTTTGACAAATACGAAGAAGAGATTAGTCAAGCCATGATTGAGGGTAGAATTAAAAGATAATTAACTAACCCAATAGGAGAATAGTAAAATGGCTCAATATTTTGAACCGGCTACGGATACCGATGCCAACTTTGCTAACTCCGTAAGTGGACAAGCTAATAGTTTTTTCCTTCCCAGTGTCTACTCTAAAAAGGTTCTTAACTTCTTTAGAAAGGCATCTGTGGTTGAAGCTATTACTAACACCGACTACGCAGGTGAAATTTCTGCTTATGGAGATTCTGTAAAGATCATTAAAGAACCAGTAATCTCAGTGTATGACTACACCAGAGGTTCTGATACCACACAAACCAAGCTAACTGACCAAGAAGTAACTCTTGTTGTTGACAGTGCAAAAGCTTTCAAATTCATCGTTGATGATATTGAAACAAATATGTCTCATGTGAACTTCAAAGAAGTTGCTACTTCATCAGCAGCTTATGCACTTAGAGACTCTTTCGATGCAGCAGTTCTTGTATCTATGTTCGCTGGAGTTTCTTCATCAAGCCCAGACCATGTACTTGGTGCTGACTCAGCTACTAAACTAGCTGCTGGCGTTTATGATGGTGCAGGTTCAATCGACTTAGGTGTTTCTGCTGAAACTGATCCTTTAGATGTTTTAGCTAGAATGGCTCGTCTTCTTGACGACCAAAACATTCCTGAAGAAGGTCGTTGGTTTGTTGCTGCTCCTGACTTTTATGAGCAGCTCTCACAATCAAGTTCTAAGTTATTATCAGTAGATTATAACGCAGGACAAGGATCAATCAGAAATGGTCTAGTATCTAGTGGTAAGCTTCGTGGCTTTAGCATGTACAAGAGCAATAACATTGCTGCTGTATCAAATGCTACAGGCAAATGCTTAGGTGGACATATTTCATCAACTGCAACTGCACAAACAATCATCTCAACTGAAGTTCTTCGTGATCCTTCATCTTTTGGTGACATTGTTCGTGGTCTTCATGTTCACGG